GAGTTTCTACAACATCGAGTCGAGGCGATGGCATCACGGATGGAATTTCTCGAAGCAGAAAACGAAGTATTAAAAAGAACCCTCTTAAACGAATTACACAATGCCTAAAATTACAAGCATCACCCCCAACGGCCAATGGCAAGAGTTCTATAAATTAGAGCTGCGTTTTGATAACGGAGACTTTGGAACCGCATTTGCTAAGAGCGAGAACCCTTCCTACAAAGTAGGCGATGAGGTCGAGTACACCAAGAACGAAAAAGGAACCGTTAAGATTCAACGTGGAGACCGCCCAGCTTGGACGCCCTCCGCACCGAAGGCAAACGATGACCGTTCGGTTTCTATTATTCGCCAAGTTGCGTTAAAGTCAGCCGTTGAAATGTCAGCAGCTTATGTATCGCAAGGCTCTACAATTCCCGTAGAGAAAATCTTTGAGTTGGCAGAGAAGTTTAACGCTTGGATGTCCGGCACGCACGGAGCCACGCACCAAGAACACTTTGCTGCTCGTGTAGAAGAACCCAGTCCATTTTAGGTGTTTCATTAAGCGACTGGTTCTGCCCCTCTCCGGAGGGGCTTTTTTTTGTCTAAAGTTTTTTGTATTGATTTTTTGTTTACGTTTGTCAAATGAAACACTTAATAGAACCCTTATTAGAAAAGTACACGGACGCAGACGTTTGGAATGTACTTGAAAAATGCGTTGTTTTTGACAAAGAAGAAATGCGAAAAATTCCGGAGTTAAGAAAGCAAAGGGAATTTGTTTATTTTCTAATTGCTGAAAATGAAATTAAATACATTGGACAAACAAAACAAATTCAATGTAGAATTAATACTCACAAAAAAAACAAGTTAAAATTTGATTATGCTCTTTTTTGCACAACAAAACCAAAATTCAATTTAAGGGTAGAGGCGTTTTTGATAAATAAGATAGTTCCAAAATGGAACGGTATTATACCTAATGTAAAAACAGTTGACCTAAATAGTTGTGTATTTAAGTTTGAACCTCATTTGATTTGTAATAAAGAAATTGAATTTACAAAATCAGTTCTTAATGAAGCTAAAAAACACCCAAGGAATAAATTTACTTATGTAATAGAGTCTTGTAATGATGTTATAGCAATATCTATGGATAAACAAAGTACTCCGAACAATAGTGTTGATATTTTACAAAAAGCAATAATAAGATATGAAGAACTTGTTATAAAATATAGGCAGGAATCTATAAGATTAACAAAACATATAAAACAATTTAAATCTCAAATAGAATTTATTGAGCAACATATTATAAAATAATTTACTTTTGCCTGAAACACCTATAATGAAACACCCAGACCTAATTTCTAACGATAAAGTATTGCCGTTCTTGGAAAGAGCAAGAGGCGGTAAATACTATGACACGGGCAAGCTCGGCCACCCAACAATAGACGAGTTCCTACGATTTAAGGACGGCGAGTTTGTAGTTGTAACTGGACACGCCAACGTGGGCAAGACGCATACGCTTATCTATTTGATGCTTATGCAAACAATGAATTTTGAGAAAAAGTGGTTGGTATATTCCTCCGAGAACGAGGTACACTCGTTGAAGCGTAAACTTATTGAGTTCCTTTCCTGCGAGCCAATACAAAACGTAACGGAGGCAAAGATGTACCGCCACCTTGATTACATTGATGAGCATTTTAGATTCATAGATAGCAACAATCTATACAATGCATTCGACCTCCTTCGCATTATGGAGGAAATACACGAGGAATGGCAGTACACCGGATGCCTAATTGACCCTTACAATTCCTTGGTAACAGACCAAAGGAAACTTGGTAAGTCAGGGATGCACGAATACCATTACGAGGTAGCGTCTGCCGTAAGAATCTTCGCCCACAAAAACTCAATTACAACAATCGTAAATACCCACCCGGTTACGGAGGCAATGCGTAGAACGCACCCAAACGGCCACCCTTACGCCGGGTTGCCTACGCCGCCAATGACTTCCGATATTGAAGGAGGAGGCAAGTGGGGCAACCGTGCCGATTCGGTAGTTATCATTCACCGTTACGCACAACACTTAACCGACTGGGTGTTTACTGAAATACATTGTCGGAAAACAAAAGAGATGGAGACCGGTGGTAGACCTACCCCTTTGTCCGACCCTATCCGGATTCGCTCTATGAAGGGCAATGTCGGGTTTACCCATAATAACCTTAACTTGCTGGACGTTCAAGCACCTATTCAAACAATAATTTATAGCGATGACCCATTTTAGTCAAGATTCCTGGGAGATTTATGTACGGGATAGAATTTTACAGATTAGCGATGTAACACGGTGGTTAAACGAGATGGCTTTAGCCAACCCCAACCAACCGCACATCGTGGACAATATGCTATCAGTCTGGCGTGCTACGCAGATGTTGGAGGATATGGTAGATATGAAACGCCACCTTGACAAGCGGATTGGAGAAGCCCGGCTGGAAAACGCACGCTTGCTTATTCAGAACCGGGAACGGTTAATTGAAATTGATGCCCTAAAAAAAGAGCTGGAACAAATTAAAGAAAACTTAGAGCTATGACTATCCCCATTCCTTTTGCGGTAAATGAAGTGTTTGCGATTAACGCCAAAAAGTTTTTAGTATTGGACTATTGGAGACCCGTGAGCTGGAACCAATGGGATGCGTGGTATTTAATTGAGGACGAGCGAGGCAAGGCGTATGAGGTTCCCTACTTTCATATCCTTATTCAAAAAGAAAGAGGCAACGCCCAATATATCGGCACCCGGTGACCTACAATAAATTCTGCCAAAATATCGGTTATACCGATAACGGCGCACGGGCCTGGAGTAATGTAAAAGTCCGGGCAGCATACGTCCAAGCATTCCGACCCTTCTTTACATTAAACGAACTGGGCAGGCAAATGGGCAAGACGCACGCAACGATTATCCATTACGAAAAGATTGTTTTTCCAAAAGACCCGTTGTATGCCTCCTCGCTAAAAATAGCAATGGAAATGCGAGGCACGCCACCAGAGCCAGTGCAAGAAAAGAAGCAAAGAATAGTTACAAGTGTTCTTAATTATGATTATTTACTTGAGCAGAATGGCAAGTTAGTTAACCAAGTGAAAGAGCTTGAATCTAAGTTGGCAACGCTTAAAGAATTTATTAATGGGATTTAGTGCTAACTTATATCCGTTGTACGGGTTTCTTTTAGGGGCTAACTGGAGCAAGACGGAATACGAGGATTGCGACGTACATACGTTGGAGTTTTGCCTTGGTGTTATCTTGGTCGAAGTATTATGGGAATCCTACCCCGATTAGCAAAGCGGCACGACGATTGGCTGCGTATGGCGAGGTCGTTCGGCCTTGACCGGGACGATGCTCACGACCTTGTGCAGGATATGTACTTGCGGTTGCATCAATACGTGGATAACCCCGAAAAGCTGGAATACGGCAACGATGACGTAAATACGTTTTTTGTTTATATTACCCTGCGGAATATGTACCTACGGGAAATGACTAACCGAGCAAGAATCAAATTCGTATCAATAGAGGAGTTTGACGATAAGGAGGAAATTTACAATATCGAATCCGACCAAGCCCTAACCGTACTTCTGGAAGCCGTCAAGGGCGAGGTGTCTAAATGGGATTGGTACGATAATAAACTGTTTACTATTTACCACGATGGGGACGTATCGCTGCGTAAACTATCCGAGGCAACAAAGATTTCACTTCGTTCAATTTACAATACTTTGAAAAATGGCAGAGACCGAATTAAAACCAGCTGCGACACCGAGTACCAAACGTGGGCGGAAGCCAAAGGGATTAGGGGATAGAATTGAGCAGATAACCGAAGCCACGGGAATTAAGGCGGTAGTCGATTGGTTTGCCGAGGCAACCGGAGTGGACTGCGGCTGCGAAGCCCGCAAGGAAAAGTTAAACCGGTTGTTTCCGAGCAAGAATCCTAAATGCCTGGAGGAACCGGAATACAAATGGCTTAATGAATTTTACAAGGAATACAAAAACACCTTGTCAGGAGACCAAAGCAAAGAAATAGCAACAATCCACGCACGGGTATTTAACCACCAATACCACGTGCCTTGTGGATGCAACCCAAAACTATGGAAGCAATGGGTAGAGGAGTTACGCTCGGTTTATACTGCATACAATAAAGAGCAATGAAAAACACGGGAGCTGGTAAATTCAGCCGTGCCTCTTATATTGAAAACAACCAATGGGGGATAGACCAGCTATCGTCTTATATTGTTTCCAATGGATTTGAAATAGTGCCAAAGAACGAGGAGGATTACGGAATTGATATTACAGCAACCCGTCGAGGAGAGGTTGTTTATTTTGAGGCAGAGGTCAAGGAAAACTACCAATGGACGTGCCGGGAAGATTTCAAGTTCCCTACCGTCTCTTTCCTCGCAAGAAAAAAGAAGTGGGAACACGTTATGTTTTGGTATGTTGTAATATGCCGTGAGACGGGTGCGTTTGTTATGTGTAAGAGTGATGAGATATTTAAGCAGGAATACAGGACGGTTAAACACGTCAACACCCATCACCGGAAAGGTATTGATGTAACCTATAACGTCCCAAAGGAAAATTGCATTTTTATTTTACCCAAAGCACCGCAACAAGAATAATATAGGTATCAACAAAATGAAAAGTAGAGCTTCGGCTCTATTTTTTTTGCTCTGATGTTTGGTGTATTGTTTTTTTTTATATGTTTGTTGAAACAAAACACCTATGAAACACAAACTCCAAGACCTCATCATTAACATAACCGTGCCTTTGGCCTGGTTTGCTATTACGGCAATAGCAATCTTTGTTATGTTCCTTTTCCCACAACTTCTAATGAACTTGTTATGCAAGTAACATACATTGACCTTGTGGAATCTGCGGCAGACCAAGGAGTAGGCCCAGAGGATAACTTCGATACGATAATCGCTTTTTACGAGGCGTTTGCTGCTTGGGCAGGATTCAAAAACGTAGAAGAATTTTACGACTGGCGGTTAGAGCTGGACGGCGCATACGAGCAAGGCCCCGACGGGATTGCTTATTACGGCGGCTTCATCCAAGAGCCAAGAGAAATACAATTCCCAGAAGGATTTAGTATTGCGCCCTTATACCTGCGTGCGGAATCCCAATGCGAATACCTTGCGTGGTAAATTTTAACTACCTAAACTTTTAATTATGACACTTACCGACCTATTTGTAAAGGTTGCATCCGAACACGGAGCAAGAATCGACCAAAAAGATATTGACTTCTTGAAGCGAATTGAAGAATCCGACAAGGAAATAAACTACCAGCGTGGCTTTAACGAGGCATTGCAACTGGCATTAAACGCTAAATAATGAAAATAAACCACCTTGACTTATTTAGTGGTATAGGCGGATTTCACTTGGGATTCGAGCGAGCAGGATTCAAAATAAAATCTTACTTCTCGGAGATTGACAAACACGCTATCGCAGTTTACAAACACAAATTTAAAGACGCAACTTATGTCGGTTCAGTCACAGATGTTTACGGAGGAGACCTTCCACAAATTGACCTTATCACATTTGGAAGTCCTTGCCAAGATTTCAGCCTTGCTGGAAAGCGTGCGGGGATGGGAGGAGACCGAAGTATCCTTATCCTTGAGGCAATTCGACTTGTGCGGGAATGCCGACCAAGAGTTTTTATCTGGGAAAATGTTAAAGGGGCATTCAGTTCAAACTCTGGCGAAGACTTTGCGGCAATCCTCCAAGAGTTTGCCGACATTGGGGGCTATCGACTTGAATGGCAACTGCTTAATACATCGTGGTTTTTACCCCAAAATAGAGAGCGGATATACCTTGTCGGATATTCTACAACCACAAGAGGAGATTGGCGAGGAGTGTTTCCTATCGCAACAAACAATCAAAAGGCTGATGGTAATACTCAATGCGGTCATCAGTCCGCTCAAACCCTCACGGCACGATATTTTGCAAGCACCGCTCAAGGAACTTACATTGGTGAGCGTGACAAAGTTCGCAGGCTTACACCTATCGAATGTGAACGCCTACAAGGGTTCCCAGATGACCACACGGCCTTTGGTAATTACGATGGAGAAACAAAACCAATGAGCAACACCCAGCGATACAAACAATGCGGAAATGCCGTGACTGTGAATGTTGTGGAAGCCGTAGCAAAAAAATGCATACCTTTATTCAAATGAAAATAATTGAACTATTAGACGGTAGCACCTGGGATAGGGCTACCATTTTAGAGAAGATGCAGGAGGATTCGTTTTACTACGGCCACTTGGCTAAACACGCCTTATCCTCGTCTGCTTGTAAGCTGCTGCTATCCTCGCCTAAAACGTACCACTACGTCACCAAGTACGGCCAAGACGAATCAGACGCTTTTACCGTTGGCCGGTTGGTTCACTTGATGGCCTTGGAACCGCACCGAGTTGAGGAGTACGACATTATCGACGTACAGAGCAAGAATACGAATATGTGGAAGGACGCCAAAGCAAGAGGCGGACAAATCATAACCAAGAAGGAATACAACGAAGCCCGTAGGATTGCCGATGCCCTATTGCGTAACGAACACGTCTTGGGCTACATTCAAGGTTGCGAGTTTGAGGTTCCTGCTATTGGAACGATTGAGGGGATACCCTTCCGTGCTAAGGCCGATATTTTAGGCAATAACTTTATTGCCGACCTTAAAACGACTACCGACTTGCGTGCGTTTCCTTACAGCGCAAAGAAGTACGGGTACGACCTCCAGGCGTTTATTTACACCCGATTGTTTGGAGTGCCTATTGATAAGTTTGTTTTTATTGCCGTGGATAAAGCATCCCTTGATGTTGGGATTTACACCGTATCCCCAGAGTTTGTAGCGGAAGGTGAGCGCAAGGCGCAAGAGGCGATTAAACTATACAAAGAGTTCTTTATGGGAAAAGACAACCCAGAGCTTGACAACTATACCATTATCGGTCAACTTTAACCTTTACAAAATGGATAAATTTATTAGGGATATTGTGGTGCTGTGCGTATTATGTATTGCGCTTGGGTGCTTAGTCGGGTTTTATTTTTACGAATATATTTAAGCAATGACCGACATTACTAAATGCACGGGGGAAGGGTGCGACCTTCGGGAAACGTGTTACCGATTCACGGCCCCTACGGGAATGTATCAATCGATGTTTGTTGAAGTACCTATTGAAGGTAATAATTGTAATTACTATTGGAAAACCAACGAGAAATGAAAATAGACCATATCGCACACTTCTGGGCTGGGATGGCAATCCTTGCCGTTACGGGTAGCTGGCCGATTCTTATCGCAGCAGCATTCGCCAAAGAATTAAAGGGAATCCTATTTGAGGGACGTAGGGATTACGACGATAGCATCTGGGACGTTGTGTACACTTTGGCGGGTGGAGTTGCTGCAATGGTAGGTAAACTATTCTTTGCTTTATGAAAGCCGTATTGGAGTTCACGCTCCCCGACGAGGAGACAGAGTTTATGGAAGCCGTTAACGGAGGAATGTTTAAGCACGTACTTTGGCAATTAGACCAAAAACTACGAGGCAAGTTAAAGTATGAAACCTTGACAGAATGCGAGTCAAAATGCTACGATACGATACGGAAAAATTTGCATTTGCTACTTAATACCAACAATCTAACAATAGAATGAAAGACCAATTTATGCGGATAGCAATGGCTCGCTTACGTGGCGTCTATCCTTTCAAGCCACAACGCAGCGCAGTAGCGGCAAAGATGTGGGTTAGGTTTGTAGAGCGAAATAACACGGCAAAGCATTATGAAAAACCACACTAAGGTCTATCTAAAAGCAATGGGGTTATCCGCTGTGGAATTTATCCCTTGCGAGGTGTGCAATCGCAGAGCCGTTGACATTCACCATATCGAACCCCGTGGGATGGGCGGCAGTAAACTTATGGATACCCCGGAGAACTTAATGGCGTTATGCCGGGAGTGCCATCACGAGGCCGACTTTGGTGTTGAACTGTCAAAAGATTTCCTAAAAGCCGTCCACCTAAAAAAGCTCAACAAATGATTCATATTATCACCCCTTGCTCACGCCCGGAGAACCTTTCAACAATTAAACAAACAATACCGGAAGATTGCAGCTGGACGGTGGTGGTTGACGAGAAAGCAACAGGCGAGTTCCCAAACGGAATAACCTACCTACGCCCAAACGCAGGGGGCAACTGGGGAAACTCACTACGCAATATAGGTATGGAGTTTATATTGGCTCTAAAAGCCAAAAGAGGCGATTACATATACTTTCTCGACGATGACAACATTATCCACCCGGAATGGTTTGAGGCCGTTAAAAACGAGTTCTACCCACTTATTACCTGGGGGCAAGTATTTAAGAATGGCCACCCAAGATTGCACCCGACCAAAGAGCCGAGGGTAGGCACAATCGACACTGCCTCGTTTATGGTTCGGTGCGATGCTATTGGCGAAGCAAGATTCGGAACCGAATACGAAGCAGACGGTCTATTTGCCCAACAGATGGCAAAGTGGAATGTAAACACGCTCGATGCCTACCTTTGTTACTACAATTATTTGCGATGAAGATACTCTGCATTGGAGACCCAGATTCCGGGGTGGTGTACCACCGGATTTACAAGCCCTTCACTCTACTAAAAGAGAAAGGGCTTTTAGATTTCCAGATAATCAATTACAAGCACCCAATTCCAGAGGGAGACTGGGAAGGGGTTACGCACGTTATATTTTCCCGTGCCTTGCCGTTTACCGGAGAATCCTTTGCTAACTTCTTTGCTATCTGTAAAGCAATGGGCAAAAAGGTAATCATTGATAACGACGATTGGTGGCACTTAGCATTAGACCACCCAAGCAAGGCAACATACGATAAAGCAAACCTATCTGGAAGGATTGTAAACTCTATGTACTTTGCGGACGAGGTATGGACTACCCAAAAGTACCTTGCCGATAAGATTAAAAAGGTAAACCGTAACGTACATATTATCCCAAACGGATTAGACCCTTCCGACCCGCAATGGCAAATCAGTCGTAAAGAGGCAGACGAAGTACGGTTCGGTTACGTGGCTGGAATATCCCACCTCCCCGACCTTGTGAAAAACAAGATAGACCTTTCACCGTATCAATCCTATGTTGCCGATATTGGTGGATACCCACAAGCTGCAAAAGCAAGATTCGCATTAGAAACACAATCACCAAACGAATACGGAAAGCTATATCAAGCGTTTGACGTTGCCTTGGCCCCACTTCTCCCAAGTGAGTTTAACCGCTGCAAATCTAATTTGAAGATGGTAGAAGCAGGGTTCGCTGGTTGTGCGTTAATTGTAAGTGATGTTGCACCATACGCAAAACACCTAAACTATAAGAACTGTATTGCAGTAAAGCATAACGGGGATTGGAACAAGGCAATTAAATACCTACACGAAAACCCAAACAAAGCTGGGGATATTGCGCTTACCTTACACGAGGATATGACCACCAATTTTAATATCCACGACTTTAATGACTTGCGTTTGGAGCGTTTGCAGAAGTTGAGTTAATTATTAAAGTAATAAAATCAAATATGCCTAAAGGAAATCCAAACCTTGTTAAGGGTGGCCCGCCGTTGAACCCAGCTGGGCGGCCAACAGGCGCACTCAACAAGTCAACTACCAAGATTC